GTGATTTTGCCCAATGTTTGGCCTTTATCGCAATAGCTTTTTCGCAAGGTCGACAACCCATAAAATCTCCTTTATGCTTATAGTTATAAGATAACACGTTCCGTTAGGAGGAATAAAGATGAATATTGAATTAATCCACCCTAGATTTCCCGACAAAGAAGGAAAAATGAAGCTAAACGGTATTATAAGGCTAGATGGATGGTTATCCTTTAGTTTTAAGTTATATGAGAGTGAAAAGGGATTTTGGACTAAATTAGGAGATTCCTATAAAGATCGTGATGATAACTGGAAAGATGTGGTTTATTACAAGAAAAACACCGAATATTATAAAATGGTGCATAATGAGATAATGGATGCTTATAAAAGAGAATGCGACACTATGAGCCATAAGGCGCCAATGTCGATGCAGGAAACTGCCGATGCTGAGTATAAATCAGTAGAATCTAATATTACAGCAGACGATATACCTTTTTAGGAATGTTATATGGGTAAGGAAGTGGAAGTATATCAAGAACCCCCAAACACATTAGACGGCATAGTTGAAACTATTAACACGCCCGAATTTAACAATGAGTTCTTTGATCTTACAGAAGGCGACTTACCCGACATTCCTATTAATCCTAACCCTAGTTATAATGAGCATGTTCCAACAAAGACTAGCCGACTAAAGGTTAGACTAATGAAAATAGCCGGAATAGATAATGACATGATTTCCGCTACTATGGGTGTATCTCCTGAACTTCTTGCCAAGCATTACAAGAAAGACCTAGAAACTGGATTAGCTGAATGTACTGCATTGGTTGCCGGTAAATTGGTTGAAAAGATAAGAAATGGTGATAACGCTTGTATAATATTCTATTTACGGACAAGAGGCCGTTGGGCACCTAAAAATGAACTAGAAATAACACATACCCATATAAACAAACCTAGAACTAGACTTGAAATAATAGAAGAACTTAAACTACTTGGCATTCCAGAAGATAAAATAGATGAACTATCGGAGGATTAATGAGTGATATAGAGCAATTATTATATGGATATTTAGGTAATTACTGTGGTGTAGAAATAAACTACTTGTCTAGCTTTGATATTACTATCAATTTTCAATTAAAAGGCCGTCAACTAACTATTAAAGTACAAATGAACTATATCGACGTTAAACTATTAACCGATAATGAATTACAAAGAACAGTATATTGTAGACATTTTGAAGAAAAACCAGATTGGATTAAAGAGTTTATCTCAGATTGTTACACCGAATTAAACAGACAAACACATCATTATATAATTAAAGAACTTAAATGGATTGAGGGCATTGGTGGACCTAAATTACAAACTTCAAAAGTACGAAAAACTAACACAGGAACTAAAAGCAGCGAAAAAGAAGCGGAGCATTGATTGGTTTAAACCTTACGGTTGGCAAAACGAATTTATAGCCTCCTCATTAACCTGTAAACAAATAACGCTATTAGCTGCAAATCGAGTCGGCAAGACAGAGTGCGCATGTGCTATGCTTTCCTACCATCTAACAGGAGAATATCCAGATGATTATGTGGGTTATCGGTTTACTCATCCTATTACTGCTTTGGCATCTGGTATCACCGGGGACCAAATAAGAGATGTTTTACAATCTAAGCTTATTGGCGATATGGAGTTTAAAACAAACACTTTTGAGGGTGGCGGTTTAATACCCACTGAACGGATAGGCGATTTTATGATGTCTACCGGCACAAAAGGCTTGTTAAAAGAAGCTCGGATTAAGCATAAAAAGGGGTGGAGCAAGTTAATGTTTCGCTCTTATGAGCAGGGTCCTGCTATTATACGAGGTCAGTCTCTTGATTGGATATTAATTGATGAAGAGCCACAATATAAAGCAATGGAATTTTACGGAGAATGCCTTGCAAGGACTGCCACAGCGAATAAAGGTAAAGGTGGATTTGTTTGCTTGACGTTTACACCTGAAAACGGAATAACAGAACTTGTAGACTTAATACTAAATCACCGCCAAGAAGGTCAATATGTCGCTACTGTCGGTTGGGATCGCGCCCCACACCTTAACGAAGAAACTAAAGAGCAACTCCTTGCCGCAATTCCACATTATATGGTATCAGCTAAAACCAAGGGGATTCCTAACTTCGGAGAGTCTCAGGTGTATAAAAATACCGAGGAACAAATTGCCTGCACACCTTTTAAAATCCCGAAACACTTTAGGGTTATATGTGGAGTAGATTTTGGTATTGCTCACCCTTTTGCAGCGGTTTTTATTGCGCATGACGTAGATAGGGATATACTATATCTTTATGACGCTTTTAAAGTTAAAGATCAAGTACCGGCACAACATGCCCATACTATTAATTCTAAATGCGAAAATATAAGGATAGTTTATCCACATGATGCAAATAGTCGAGATAAAGGATCAGGTGAGACACTTCGGTCATATTACGAGACAGCAGGGGCAAATATGTATCGAATGTACGAGAATCTCGATGGTACGAATTTTGTTGAACCTGGGATAGTTGAACTACAAACTAGGATGGATGAAGGGCGTTTTAAGGTGTTTTCTACCCTACTAGAATGGTGGGAAGAATTTAGAAGATTTCATCGTAACGCAAAAAATGGTAAGATTGTGAAAGAACATGACGATTTAATGGATGCAACTAGATATGCCGCAATAATGGCACCTAGATTCGCTGAGCAATTAAATCAGATAGGAAAAAGTGTATTAGAAACGTATCACCCAACATGGGATTACTAGGAGTATAAATGGCCGCAGAAGATGGTATAAGAAGTATAGGGGGTCAAACACCTAAATCATTAAAGGACATAGCTTCTTTAATTGGGAGGGCAGTAAATGATGCGGAACAATATGAATACACGAAGGTTCGTGAGCAGAGAAAGCGAGGGTATGAGTATTATTATGGCGAGGTTAAGCCGGGCGAAAACCCGAATAAATCCAACCATGTCTCTAAAGATGTCTTTAATGTTGTTGAAACGGCAAAGGCCATATGTCTCGAGACTTTCACACAGAATAAAGATGTTGTCTACTTTCCCCCTCAGAACGCAGACGATTTCGAAAAATCAAAGCAAGCAAACGCCTATGTAAATTACGTTTTTTATCGGGAAAACAAAGGTTACGAGATAATGAACAACCAGTTACATGATGGTTTTGTAGCTAAGACTGGTATTATTAAGCGTTGGTGGAAAGAAGAATTATCTTTTAGAATAGAGACATTTACCGAGATTACTAGAGAACAGTATGAATCATTAGAAGCAATGCCTGATGTTAAAATTAGGTCAGTTGAAGAAGTGCAGGTTAATGTTCCACAAATGGCCCCTCCGATGGGCGGTCCTATGGGACCACCTCCGGGTGGTGGACCACAAATGCCGGGTATGGCACCAAGTGGACCTCCTAGCCCAATGGCCTCAGGCGCTATGAATCCGGGTGCTCCCCCTCAACAAGGACCACCAATGCCCCCACAAGGACCACCTCAAGGGTCGATGGGAGTTCCCCCAGGCCCACAAGGAGGACCACCTCCACCGCCTCCACCTCCGCAACCGCAAATGACGGGAATTAACACAGAAACTCGCTATAACGGTGAAATAGCCAGAGAAACAGATACATCACATATTTCAATAGAAAATGTACCACCAGAAGATTTTATAATAGACCCATATTCAACAAGCATTGAGTCTGCAAATTTTCTTGCCCATAGAAAAATAATGTCACAATCAGAGTGTTTAAAAATGGGATGGGACCCTAAGATAGTAAAGAAATTACATTGGGGAGAAACAGAGCATTGGCGCTCATGGGGCGAAAAACATGCTAGACATGAGATTGATAGAACTTATGATCCTTTTTTAAATAAATCTGGCGGAAGCAGCGATCCTAATAGAAAAGTGGCAATATATGAGTGCTATAAAAAAATGGATTTAGATGGTGATGGGGTTGTAGAGCTTTATCAGGTCTTTTATGCTTCCAATCAAGTTTTACAGATAGATCAATCAGATGAGATACCTTTTGAAGTATTCTCACCATATCCACAACCTTATAAGTTTTATGGTTTGTCGATCCC